ATATCATCAACAATATTTTCACAACCAAAGAATTGATTGACTGATTTATCATTATAATAGATATTTGTGCTTATACCAGACACTAAAGTTCCTGTTTGAGCAAATCCAACAGTAGAATCCACAGTTATTACTGAAGAACCTGCAGATACATTGCCAATTACTTTTGTTTTGCCAGTTATATTAAATGTTCCTTCAATAAGGTCAACATCATTAAATCCAACAAACAAACCAATCTTATAATATACCTTTCCTTTCCTTGTAAGTGGTTCTATTTCAGATATTGATGCTCTAGTTGCACTATCAGTTGATTTTATGATAGTTTGTCCAACTAAATTAGATGGATTTCCAGATAATGCCTCTGCTAGTACTATTTCTTTTCTAATATACTCTGCTGAAGATGGTTTTATTAAATATTGCTCTAAATCTACAATAGTTGGAGTTGTATTGTATAAAACATTGAATAAAATTCTAAATGACTCTTCTGTACCTTTTGATTGGTATAATGATTTTGAATTTTTAATAAAATTGCTTACATCTAGATTATTGACAAAATCTACATCATCTAAACCTGGTGTAAGTGTTGATTTTGTCTTTTTATAAAATTCTTTTAAAAATAACGCACTTAAATTGATAACAGTGTCATCATTGCTGTGATTAGTTGCTGATGTACTTGAAAAAACTAGTTCTTTAGGTTCATTTTCTGCATGATAAGTTGTTATACCACTAAAACCACGAATACATCCAGTAAAACTGTTTGTAGTAACACCAGTATATGTTATAACTTCATCATTAATCTTGAAAAGACCATATTCGTTTGGAAATCCCTTTGTAGTATCAACATTTATTGTTGTTGCAGCAGTAGTTACCCCTGCACTTAACTTAGTTTCACCAACAACAACTTCTGGTGTTAAGTTATCTAATTTTAAATACTGATCTAGGTTATCAGTTAGGTCAATTGGACCTCCTTGATATTCCTGTGATATGTAATATTGTTTTAAAAAATCTACTGCCTTTGGACTCTCAGATAATAAAAACTCTGGAACTTGGTTTTCAATTATCTGTTGGACTTTGACTCTTTTATCAATTCCAGTGGTGATCATATTATCCTCTTATTAATGCTCCGTTTGCATAACTTGATGTAACCTTATAACCGACACCAGATATCTGTTCACCAGAAGAAATTGTGTCTTTAACCATATTTATCTCACTATTTCCAACGTCAAAACTCAAATACAAATCCTTCAATCCAATAACATCATTAGACTCTGGGAATGCTTGTATTTCAATAATATTATTTGTTTTTACAGTTGATGTGAAGTTAATTGTAGATAGAATTATCTCTCCATGATCATAATCAACAGTTCCTGCTGAAGCAACTACCAACTGACTTCTTGATAATTCAGCATCACCCTTTACAATAGCTAATACACCTTTTCCACTTCCATCTAAAGTACCATCACTATGCTTATTTGGAATATCTGTAATATAAAGAGTGTCACTAAATCCTGCAATCGTAAATCCAGTACTTTTAATATTCTTACCTGCAGGGTTAATATGAAACTTATTACCATAACATAATTCATATTGAGCAAACTGGTTTGTTAATGCTCTTAAATTTCTTCTAACAATAACTCTTGTTATATTAGATGTAATTGATTTGTCTATATTATCAATAACATTTAATATCTTACTATATCTAAATCTTCCACCAAATTTATTTAAATCGGTTGTATTAGAGTAAGTAGTAAGACCATTTATAATATTAGTTTTCAATTCAGATACAGTTGATGTCTTAGATGGGTCATAATATACATAACTTTCTAATTCAACATACAATAATTTCAAATCAAGTAGTTTTTGATTAATACCTGCTAATGAGTAACTTTTTAAGTTTGATAAAATTGCTCTTTTATCAAAATCAGATACAAATTCACCATTTTTTGGTTTGATTGTAATAAAAACTGTCCCAAATTCTGGTGGATCTAATTCTTCACCACCAACCACTGATACAGATTCAGTATTAGGATAGATTTGTTGAATAACTGACTCATAATCCCTTCCTGTAACTGCTCTATACTGCGATGAGTAAAGTCTTGGAGCAAAATACTTAATAGAGTCTATAGACTCAATATTACCCCCATTAGATGCCGACTGAGTGGTAGTTATATTAGGAGTAATTGATGGTAAGACTATTTGATCAGTTGATGAAGTAACACTACCTGAGTAAGTAAATGATGAAGGACCATTACCTTCAATTCCATCAGTAATAATGTATCTAACAGTGATTACTGCTTCATTTTCCAGTTTTTTACCAAATACACCATCACCAAATAACAATTCATATCTCTCATCTGTAACCTCCTGTATCAAGTATGTCTCAGAAGTACCTGATATGTTTAATATATTGTCTACCTTACGATATTCTCTTCCTAAACCTGTGTCTGCAGCACCTTTTACATAAACACGTATTGTTGAAGTGTCAATAAATGCATTGTCTAGTATAAATCTTTGATCTAATGAACCATCTACTGTGAATGTCTTACTTAAATAAGTTCCCTGATATACAATTACATCATCAAATGAAGCAGTACTTGATGAAACGTTACCTAATCCATCAAATGTTTGTGTAGCAGCAGATGTAATAGTTTCTGGTATTGAAAACACAAAAGCAGTGTCACTTTGATTACCTACACAGACTAAACCAGGTTGTAGTGTTAATGTTGGTGTATTTGAGTTTACAGTTACATCAAAAGATACTGTTGCTTGGGCAGCAGTTCTTGATCTTGGTACATATCCAACGTTTCTAGCAAGTGCAACTACATTCTCACGCAATGTTGCAGAGTCTAAAAAGGACTCATTCACAATCATATTGGAGTTAAATGCTGTAATATACGTATTATATGCTAAAGTGTCTATTAAAACCGAAAAATTAGACCCTTCAAAGTCAAAATCTGAAAAATCTGAGTTAGAACGGAGATAATCCTTAATTGAGGTCTTGATTTGATCAAAATCGAGGTTTGTAAACTTAGTAAAAGGCATTTATCTTGTTGCTTCGAGCATAAATGTGAAATCTTGGGTTGGAAATTCTTGCCCTATAATGTCAAATATAACTGTGACTTGAAATTCGTTCAAATCTGGTCTTGGTTGTACCTCAACGACCACATTTTCGACTCTTGGTTCAAAGTTTTCCAGTGTAATTTCAATTTGGTTCTGTATTACAGACGCAGTACCAAAATCAACAAAGTCAAATAGGCTATCACGCACCTCAGATCCCAATGCAGAGTTAAAAAACCTCTCAGTTGGGATTGTTTGTACTAAATTTCTTACAGATTTCTTAATTGCGTTCTCGTTTTTGAGAATTGTAAGGTCTTTTGTGACAGGATGAGGGGTAAAAGACAAGCTAATGTCCTTAAATGCTCTTGATATCCGTTTTATTGCCATGTAAACAGGTGTTTCCTGTTTTATTTATGACACTTTTTTTGTAAATGTTATTATTTATCCTAAATTTTCTTTAATTTCGTTATTTTCCTTGTCCTCTAGGTCTTTTACGAGCCGAGTTACGGGCGGTTGCCGAGTATTTTGTGTGTTTTCCGTTACCCTGACGAGTTTTTTTCGGGCGTGACTCAATTGTATTGCCTGTGTTAAATGTTTTTGCCATAATTTTAATTAATTTCTGTTCTTAAATCGAGCGGATGCGGTTCACCAGACTCAAAGAATTGATCTGCCAAGTCCTGCATCTTCTCAAAGTACTCTTCTTTCGTAAGATTGTCAAAGAGTACCTTACCTTCATGAGTAATCTTATATGACTCTTGTTTTTTCATGTCCTACTCTAATACGTGGGTCACACATGATACGGAATCCTGCCTCTTTTGCATCTAGGCAAAATGAGACATCTTCTCCGCACATGTCTTGAACTGCTCCTGATTCAAAGACTTGCATCTTTGGTGCGAACCAAGGATACTTCATTTGTTCATCTTCAAATACTCCATGTTTGATTAATAACCAACCAAAACCTGCATAGTCAACTGTAAATGGTTTCTTTCTCTTTGCAATTGAATCTAGAGTTTCATGGTTCATCACTCCACCGTTGCCTTTGAAGTCATCCTCATCTAACCAGTGAGCGACTGAAGTTGTTTTCCCATCTTCTGTACAATACCAACCTGATGCAATCTTTTCGTCCATTAAAACAA